AAGCTCCATATCGTGCGGGCTCCAGCGCTTTATCTTGAGCTCGCTGGAGTCGCCGCTGCGCCGGTCTACGTGATCCCATACGCCCGAATAATGGCAATGTGGGCACGTGGCGTGAAAATCAAAGTCTTGCCACTTAAAATGGCAAGCTGGCTTTGAATGAATTTGCGCGAGCGGCATTTCCAGCCCGCACTTTTTGCAGGTCAGATAACGCTTGAATGGCACAAGCAGGCTGGTGAAACTATTGCCATACGTGAGATAATCCATGGCAACAGAATGCAAAACGTTCTTTATGCCCAGCGTGTTGTCGAAGAACTCTTGATACTTGTCCTTCTCCTCGCGCCCGAGCTCGTTTTTGCCGTCGTCGCCAATCTCCACGTCTGTCAGAAAGTATGACACTACGCGGTCAATAGCCTGCCGATACAGGCCGTTGCAATTCATTATGAACTCGCACCAGCGCAGCGCAGCCTGAATAGACTCAGGCATGGACAAAGACGCTATATCACAGAACGGGTCTGGAAAGCGATCGTCTGCCCCTACGCCGGGACCGGATGAGGCAAAATTATTGGTGCCCGGATAAGCCACAATAAGCGTCCGATTACTGGTTTAAACGGCCGGCTGCCTGATTTGCGGCTTGTTTCCGAAAATCATCGTCCAGCGCCTGAATTTTACGCTTCTCATTATCCACAATATGGCCGCTAACGCAATCTGCCGATTTAATTATCGGCAGCTTGTCCTCAGTATCTGGCGTAATGCCCGGTGTTATAGCGCCCGTCTTTTCCATTTAAAACTCCGAGTCTACGGCCTTCTCGACCAGTAATACGCAAAATTCGCGATCATCGTAAACATACTGAAAGCCGGTTGTATGAACAAGGTACAACCGCCGGTCATTGTTTATTTGCACTGCCCACGGTCGTTTATACGGATCATTTGCCGGCGGGAACCAACGCGCTGCGGCCTGCTCAAATCGTAGGTCGTAAATGAGCACGATAAAACCGCTTTCATTAAACTCGTCGTCCTCGTCGCGGCTAACGTCAACTACGACGTCGTGAAAGAAAGCGGGAACTGTGCCAATACCCTCTTTCTCAAAATAGATTAACTTGTTGGGCGGACCGGCGGCGGCTTTCTTAGCCCCGGCAGTTGGGCGAGGGGCCGTTGCGCCTGATTGCTTTTTAAGGCCAAATGCCGCCATAGGGCTATATGTTCTGTCAATCGTTTCTGGCGGGGCGTAATCAGTCTCGGGCACCTCCGACTCATCCGTAGGTGCCAGCCGCGGTACGGGCGGCGGGATTACCACAGCTGGCGCGGCTCGGGCAACAGGGGCGGCGGCTTTTTGTACGCCGGAATTTGCTATTTTAGCGAGCTCTTCAAATGCCACGGCTGTCCTTTCACGAACTGAGTCGATGTCGTTGCCCGGTATTCTACTTGCTGCGGCTTCCATTGCTTGTGAAACCGCGCTTTTTGTGAATTGCGAAAGAGACAAAGACTGCCCGTTAGGAGAGTCAGGCTCAATGTTAATTAATACTTGTTTCTGATCGTGCGGGTTGAAATTAGAAGGGCGACCGTCTACGCCGGCGGCTGAGACGATTACGCCAACCATGCCCTTAGGCCCGCGTAGGCCGACAACATCCGCAACAGAACGCCCGCTTGAAAGCGTTTCTTTTTTAGGATCTTTGTAACCCTTGGGAATCATATAACCTCCGATAGCTAAAAAAAGGGGGGCGACCGTTAGGTCACCCCCCGAAAGTTTTCTCCGAAAGCTGTGCGCAGACGGAGATGAGATCATTCTTCTTGACGTGGAAAAACAACCGACCGAGCGGTAAGCCAGAGCCGCAAACAGCGCGCACCTGAGCTTTATCTGCTAGCACTTCGGCATAGCATAAGCCGTTCAGAAGATAAGCCACGACTAACCCCTTTTCCGCGTCGCCGGGAAAGGTAGGGACAATGCGCGGCGCGGCATCTTTACGAAGAAGCCACGTTAGCACTGAACCAGAGGGTTGAAGAATGAATCTCATGGTTTACTCCGCTGCCATCGGCAACGTTGCAGCTTTCGGCTGCGGGAAGAAACTACCGGCGGCGTACGACGGAAGAGTGCGCAGTGCATCCGTAGAGAACACCTGCACTTTCGCATACGCGTTAACCACCAGTGGGTCATACGGCTTCCGAGCTGCTTGAAGCAACTCCTCGTCCGTCACATGGTTAACAACAGCTTTGCCGGGAGGCAGAGCAGCACGCATCGCCCTGATCACAGCCGAACTCGGCAAGTGATCAACCGGCACCGAGAAGTTGATCGGCTTGCCGGGCTCGGCCAAACCGTCCAACAGGTCGCTGTCCGTTGCCATCTCTGGCAGCGGGAGCAGCGCGCGCATTTTGCCGAACAGCATCTCAAAGAGCTGCTCGTCAGCCTGCTCGGCCCAGCCGACCGGGAGATTCATTTCTTGAAGAACCTCGCGTGCGGGGTTCCTCGCCATGAATACCTTCCGGGCGGGATTGATCTCATGAGCACCGAGCATGGGCTCATAATTCTCAAACGCCCGCTCCTGCCGGAAACCAGCAGCAATCTCGGCGTCTGCGAGCAGCTCGGCATCGCCGAACAACTCGCCGAGAGAATACACCTCTGCAGACTCACGCCGCTTCTGGGCGTACATGGATCGCAGTTCCGGGGGCTCGATCGACGCGACGAGCTTTGCGAGCTTTGCCTCGTCGATTCTCACCTTATTGACGAGGATCACCAACGCAGGAAGCGTGAGCTCACCGGCCGGCTGATCCGACGTATTAACGATCTCCTGCAGCAGGTTGTTACCCTGCGTCAAGAGAACATGATTGATAGCGCCGTCCAGAGCCGGGGCAACTGCACCGCGGGCAGGCCGCAGTGCGAAGTCATAGCTCCTTTTCACCATGTATACGAGCTTGCCGTTTAACGGCGCGCTCTCTACTTCGGAGAGGACCAGTTCACCGCCGGCCACGCTTAGGTGAATCAACTGAGGTCTCGAGCGAAACCTCGGCGGATCCTTGTGGACCGGCCTGAACATATAGGCGTCGTGCTGACATCCGTGACCGGGCAGCGCCACGAGCGCTGACCGTCCCTGAACCACGTCGGCGATCTCCCTGTATTGGAACATGAGATCAGCATGCCGTCGCAGCTGCCTTGCTGTCCTGTCATCGCCGACAGGACGAGCACCACTATTTTCCTTGTGGTGCTTCCCTTTGTACTTCTTGTACGACCGGGCTTCTGCAGGCTTCTGGGTCTTCATAACAATCTACTCCCTTTAACTAGGCGTGTGATAGTACAAACTATACTTGTGCCAATTCCTAGCGACGTGACCACGTCCACCAAGATTCTTTGGCACAAACACTGAGCGCGACTGTTCCTTCCACTCGCGCTCAGTAATTGTTTGGCAACGACCGTCATAAAAAACAACCTCAATGTTGTCGTTTACGCGGCGTTGCAATTGAACTGGACGGTTGTCGTAAACAACCATCCTGAAAGTATCACTCTTGACCTTATCCGCCACTCATTTAACCTCCAGTGGAGCAAAACTCCGCAATTGGTAATCGGGCATCATTACACGCAGAGCAAACATACGTGTATTAAATATGCCCGATTTTTGCGCAAAATTTAGCTGTCTGGATCAGGCAAAATGTTGTCGAACACACCTAGACTGTTGTCCTCTTTGTCGTCAAAAAACTCATCTGAATCATCTGCAAAATTTTGCTTTTGTTTCGGAACCTTTAACTGCGGCGGGTCGGTTAGATGTATAGGGTCCATACCCAGATAACCCGTCTCGTCTGGCTCCATCTCTTGCGGCAAGGCAAATAACGGATGCTGGCCCCACGGCGTAAGCAGGTGCCTGAATGGCGGTTTAGATACTTTGAGTTGCGTCCCGGCAAAAGTGAATACAGACACGTCCTTGTCTATAAGCTCTTTCATGCGCGAAACGAGCCCGGCCAAATCCGCGAACTCTTCTACTTTATACTCGCCATCTGGGTACAGAATGGCGGCATAAAACTTTGTGCTTTCCGGCGGCTGTGTTGTGTTGTCTTCTGTCATGCTTCACCAAAAAATCGTTTTAAGCTCTTTCGCAGTGAGCTGCTTTGCTTTAAACGTATCAGGGAAATTGCTGGTTGGTTCAATACTTACGTATGGCGGAGCATATCCGTTTGGCGCGAGATATGTAATCGTGTTATCGCGCAGAACGCCAAATATGTAAACAGGAATCTTGGCTGTGTCTGAAGTAAGTAGGCGCGCCGTCGGGTCTGGTACATCTATCTGGTAAGCCACAGAGCTAGCAAAGCCTACGCCGTCACTGATACCAATACCGCCCAGAAAATCAAAACACTCTTTTGCGCGCTCATTGACAATGCCATAAAGACGGCGGTCCCAATCAATCTGTTTGCCGTCGATTACGCTGCTGCCAAGCCCATTAAAAAAAGGGGCGCGCGAAAACGGCAGCTCGACGCAAAAGGGTTGCTTGTCTGCCGTAGCACTAACACGGGATGCAAACTCTACAGCCGGATCTACCGGCAGATGCCCGTGCGTTACAAGCAGCGCAGGCGTGAAGAACACGATATCGGCCCGGCGCTCACGCATTTCTCCCAGACACGAAAAAGCAATTGGCGCCTTGTCCTTTAAACTGCCTACTTCTTTGACTGTCTCAATGTTTTCAGACATCTTGCTTACTTGGGTTTTGGCGGAGTACCGACACCAGTGCGCACCTGCTGGATAAGCATAAGCAATACAAAAGAGGCGTCGACTACGTTGTCTATGCCTTCATTCTTGTATTTGGTCGGATCGAATGCGGTGTTAAATTGTTTATTCGCCGCGGCGATCATGTCTTCTTTGTTAGCGCGCCCGTTACCGGTAGCGAATTTTTTAATCGTTGTCACGCCAAAACCTGTAGACGGAATAGCCCGCTCTTGGGCCCATGTAGCCACCGTCACCTTCATGCCGCCAAGGACTTCAGACGCAGTAGCCACGCGAGCCAGAATAGCGGGTATGCCAAACTTCTTGTTAACAAAGAACTCGCGCGGCGGTGTGTATTTAACGTCCTCGTAGGCGATGGCGTCCGGATTGACAATGTTGAGAAAGCCGCGGAGCCGCACGAAACGCGACGCCCCGGAATCAAGACCGCTGCACGATAGATCCCACTGAAACAGATGTAGCTTGTCTTGCAGTAACTTCTTACCCGGCACGAAATCGTAAATAGCCACGCCGCAATTGCTGCCGAGGTCAAGCCCCAGACAGCGAATAGCGTCCCCTTCAAGCTTCGGCAGCTTGGCTGCAAAAGCATCAGGGTCTTTGTACATTCTGTATTTGGGCATATTACTTCCGTGTCCAAAGGAATCGAAACCAGCTGCTATCTTTTACGGGTGCTTCTTTAACCTCTGCTGCTTTTGTTTGCGCCAAAAGACTCTCGACTTCTCGGAGGCGGCTGTACACGGTGTTTAGTCGCGATTGCAGTAAATCGTTCCGTAATTGGAGATCTGCAACAGCGCTATCACGCAGAATACCACTACTCCTCAGTCCAACGAATCCGCGCACAGCTGCCATAAACTCAGCTATAGCAGGCGCCGCAGGTGACGCCTCATTTACGTGCGTCACTTCGCGGACAGCCGTAAACCACGCCGCGCAGAACACCTCGCCAATAGTGGCAAACAGAAACTGGCGCACAGGATAGCGCACGTCATAAAAGCCGCGCCGTGTAAGAGCTTGCTCCATGCTGCTTACCGGATCAGATGCGTTAATAAAGTCGCGCTGCGCGAACGCCAATGCGTCAACAACTGCGACAATATCCGCTTCTGTTATTTGATTTTCTTGCTTCCACGCCAGCACTTCCTCACTAAGCGCCGGGGACTCAAGCCGCTCAATGGCTGCCTTCATTAACGTAGGCGTGATATAAGCATAATCACGCTCTGGGTGGTAAGCCGGCCCTGCCTCACCCTTCGGTCGATAGCCTATGGTCATGTGCTTTCCTCCATTGGTGTTCGGTTGTACCATACCCGAACGGCGGAGAAACGCAATACTGCCAATAGCTAAAAAAAGCCGGAATTAACTTCCGGCTGTCGGCAATAACGATGTAGAAGCCCAACAAACTACGCAGACATCCGTAGAGCGCGTAGTGTCAAAATAGTTTTCGCGGCTGCAGTTTTTACAGGTGTTTTTAATCAACTGTTTTGCGAATAACGCTGCCTGACAGGTATCGTAACCAACGACGCATCGCTCACATGGATGATCAAAATTATTCGGGCAAGGTAGCGTGCGCGTTCTGATAGCTATTATTTTTTTGTTATGCGCCTGCATTGCCGGCGAGCAATCAACTCTGTGAAAGTAAATTGACTCGGCGCTTTTGGCGGCCTCAGCCAGCACCCAAAAACGCAAATTAGTGAAATACGCGCTATTGGTATACGGGTTGTTTCTTGAAAACCCGACAATATTAGAGATAGCCGCGCAACTTGCTTTCGACATGAAGTGGTCAAAAAGCAGCGGGCAGGCAGAGCCAGCTTGCACCCGTAACTGAAAAGAATACCCAGACCGGTTGCGCCTGCGAGCGTGGTCAACTCGCATTACCTGTACCGGCATCCACTCGTCTTCGCACTGCCGCGACCAAGGAATAACAGGGTTGCCAGCGCTCAAAACATCAATGTTGCCGGCCAGCCGCCACGCAAACTCCGCGGCCGTCTTACGCTCTAATGCGCAACCGGCCAATGTGCGACACGACTCAAATACAGCGTCGTGCGATATGTGGGGAGGAAGTGCCCGATAGATATCTTGCGTTAAATCCCGCAAAGTTTCAGAAACAATAGACTTATCAATAAACGGTCGAAGAGCTAGGAATAATTTATCACGCTGGTTGAATACTCTAGTCAGACTGAGTTTCTTCTTCATTGGACTGCTCGGTGTCGTTGGCTAGGCTGCTATCTGCAGCAGCTTTAAGTGTTACGCCATTTTCGGGTTTATTTGCTGAAGCTATAGCCTGCTGCACGGCTTTCTGCATGCCCGATGTTACATGCTCAAGCGCAAATAATTCTTGGTACATGCGCTCAATAAGCGACCGCAGCTCATTGCCCATTAACGCGGCAATTTCTCCAATAAATCGCGGGCTCGAGATCTCGGCAGTTTGTTCTTCGCTGCCATCGACCGTGAAGGCAACGATGACGTTTTTAATCTTGATGTTGTCTGGAAACGGGTTGGACTGCGGCAATCCGTTCAAAGGCTTAGCCAACGCTCGCAACGCCGTGTATTGCGAGTAAAGTTTATGAAAGTTTGCTGCTGTGTCGCGTATAGCCTCTGACGGATTTGAAATAACCTCCGCCGCCGGTTGTCCCGCGACTGCGGGTTTCTGTTGCGCGCTAATTGCGCTGGCACGAGATGCAATTGTTACGCCGGCAGCTTTAGCCGCCAAAACAGACACGGATGATGCTGCTAAAGCGGCACCAGCTGGTTCGGCAGTGGCTTTCTTGCACTTGCCAGTCTTGCAATTTTTGTTACCCGTGCTGCATTCTTCTTTGCTGCATTTATTGCTAGCCATGTTTAGTCCTCAAAAGCTATAGCGAAACCCATCCAATATTCCATACCATTTACATTACCAGCGCTGTCAGCCGTAAGCTCAACAGGAACGCCCGTGACAATATGTAAATAGTCAACAGCTGTATCAAGCTGCTCTGCGCATATTAGACCAAGTTGAAACATCGCCGCAAGTGCTAAATCGCCCTTGTTTGTTAACGTGTACTTAAACAGCGGAATACGCACGTACTCATCCGCACTAGTCAGCGCCCATGTCATATGACCTGCGCCTACGGGACTGTCCGCTACGCGCCACTTTTTCTTGTCTTTTCGCGGTGTCACGTAAGCAGGAGCAAAGACCGTTTCTGTCCATCCTGCTTTTGTTCGCGCAATGTCTAGCCGAGTTGTTGTAATGTGCATTAATTAACTCGCCATAACAGGATGGTCATACCCGATAGGAAGTTCTGGCTGGCCTCGGCGCGTTGACTGTGATTCAACGCCAAATGCATTAGCATTGATCCAGAGGTTGTCACGAAAATGCCCAAGAGGAAGGTTGTGTTGCCGTAAAAGCTCACCAAGCATTACGTCGCCGCCGCGGTGCTTAAACGAATTGGTCGGCCAGTTAAACCGCGTCAGCACATCAGTCCGTATTGTCCACCACCCGCCAGCGGCGAATTGCGTATACGCCTGAGGCTCGCGCCCGTTGTACCAATGCTGCGCTTTAACCCAGCCGCCCTGATTGCCTATAAGCCGCTCTTTGTGGACAGACCCAAGCATTGTGTATGCCTGCATCTGCTGGCGAATTCGGGTTAGCCACACGTCGACGTCAGTATCTGGAACAATGCAGGAGTCATCGTCAAACCACATCGTAAAGGGCGCGGCAATAGGCTCAGAATAGAAAAGCCGGCGCATCATCGGGTATTTGTAAATGTTGTTGGGAGAGTCAACAACGATAGCGCCGGGAAATGACTCGGCTACTGCGCTGCGTACTATATCGCGGGTCTCGTCACCGACCTCGTTTAAGCCAAACCTAAACGATATGCCGCGCTCCCCCAACAACCGCAGCGGGGTATTAATCACCCGCTG